AGATATGGAAATGCATACTGCTGGTTCTCTGAAAGGTGGACAGATTGTCTGGGCTTTGGCAAAGGTCAAAGAATCGTTCGAACTCTTTAAGGGTGATGTTATTGATTCTTACCTTCTGTTTACTAACTTTCACAAGTATGGCTTCTCTACTGACGCTCGGTTTACCCCGATTCGCGTTGTTTGTAATAACACTCTTACACTCTCACTTGGTGCTAAGACCGAACGAGCAGTAAAGATGTCTCATCGTAAAGAGTTTAATCCAGAGTTTGCCAAAGAAGCTCTTGGTATTGCTACTGATAAGCTTCAGAAGTATAAAGAAATGGCACAGTTCCTTGGTTCTCGTCGAGCCAAAGACGAAGATATCGTTACTTACTTCAAGCGAGTGTTCCCGTTGGCTGGTGCATCTGAAACTGATGAAGCTATTTCTCGCAATGCTAAAACCGCTCTTGATATCCTTCACACTCAGCCTGGAGCGGAATATGCTGAAGGGACTTGGTGGCAACCGTTCAACGCTGTTACCTATATGACTGACCATATCGTTGGCCGTTCTGCTGACACTCGTCTTCAGTCCTCTTGGTATGGTTCTAATAAGAATCTTAAGACTAAAGCTCTTGAAGCAGCAGTTAAAATGGCGGAGGCGGCGTAAGCCCCTCCACTAACACAGGAGATCTATATTATGAATAATGTTGAGCAGTATATTAAAGAAATTGTTGATTGGCAACCTCTTACAAAAGTTTACGGTCGGCAGTCTTCTAGGCTTTTGGAGTTTGTTGAAAAGCATGGTTCTCACGGCGTTTATCAAATTGCATTGAAAGAAGACTGTCCTGAACCTATTATCCATTCAGATATCGGATATGTTGGTAAAAGCACTAATATCATGCAAAGGGTTTATGATATTAAAACGAACCGTCATGGTTGTAGGACTTATCTGAACTCTAAGAATATTCCTATTGAAGAAGTTCGGGTTAGGTTTCTAATGACTGAACCTGGAAACGAAACTGCTCTGGAAAACGAAATTCATAGGTTGAATGAAGATAATTATGGGTATCGTTTTAAATGGCGAGAAGCTTCTGGCGGAAATGATGGGTCTGTTCTGAGGGTTATTGAATCTATTGATAAGATTGAAAATCTAGAAGATCTTAAGCAAATTGCTATTCATATTGATGCTCGTGCACAAGACCTTTTTCTGCAAAATTGGAAAAATGAGGACTAAAGAAAATGGCTCGTTCCCTTACACCTCGTAAAAAGAAAACTGTTCGGACTACAAAAGACGAAACATATATGATCAACCTCAAGTATCTTGGGGATGAGCCAAAATTTAATGGTCTTGTTAAGAGTATTGAACTCATGACAGCCTTTAATTGGTATAACTACATGTGTGGCGTAAAAGAAGCTCGTGAGTATTTAACCGAGTATTTGAAAGTTAAAGACAGAAAAGAAGAAATTAAGCTTCTTAAAAAAGTTCCTGACAATTGGGTTCCTACTACAGCGGCTTGGCTCTGTCGAATGATTGCTCGTGGGGGTGATGTTGAACAGAAACAGATTGACTACATTGAATTCAAGATTAAATTCGCTTTGAGTAAAGTTCAAGAAAAGGTTGTAGAAAAGAAACCTACTCAAGTGGTTTCAATCCAGGATCGTATCAAGGAGAAAACTGACGAACTGCTTGCTGATATTGAACATATTGTAGACAATCGAGAAAAAGATCCAAATTTTAGCTTATACGAATGGCTTAAAGGTAAAGAGATTCCAGCATCTTATATGCCGGCCATTATTAAACGGTATCGTGATTGGTTGAACGAACTCTTAGACGCATATGAAGGTTCTGAACCTGATCTATACGAGGGTTATCGTAATTTCACAAAACAGCAGCTTTCTTTCGATATTGTCTTCTTCAATATGATTGTTGATGATGCTCAAAAGTATGCTGATGTTACTAAGAAAACTCGTAAGCCACGGAAACCTCGAGCTGTTTCTGTTGAAAAGAAGATCAAAGGCTTGAAGTATCAGAAAGAAGATAAAACCTTTAAGATTGCATCGGTTGATCCCGAGAAGATTATTGGTTGTCAGGAACTTTGGACCTTTAACACGAAATATAAGACCCTTACAGTTCTTCGAGCGCTTGATCGTGGCGGTCTTCAGGTTAAGGGAACAAGTATCACTAACTATGATGAGAACACTTCAATGACTAAAAGGACTGGTCGTAAGGCTGAATATTTCGTTGATCGTGTTCTCAAAGGGGGCAAGATCGTTCTTCGTAAAGTCATGGAAGAAGAAGGTATTGGTTCAGAATCTAACCTTGCTTATCGTATCAATGAGAATACCATCCTTTTAAAAGTTTCATAATATAAATATCGTTGGTTAACCGAAACCTTTATAAAGGATAATAATATGTCAAATAAACTTATCGAATCAACTATTGCATTTGTAGAAAGAGCTTCAAGAATTAATGGTAATCTTAGAAGCGATGTTCTTAAAGAAGAAGAAGAGTTTCCTAAAAAGCACGTTGAATCTGGATACAAACTTCTTAAAAAACTCCACGGCCCTGGATTTGAGGAACTACATAGCGATGCTAGAGATCACGCTATACAAACGCACGCTATGAAAAAGTTTGGTTACGGTGAAGATAAGGCTGAGAACTTCACACACTATTTGAACGCCAAACACGCAGATGATACTTTCCCAAACAAAGACTAAACTGTAGTTGCCTTTTAGCAACTATCAATAAAAACACTTATACCCTGTTGACCTCAGTTTCAAAATAGGGTATAAGTATATTGTAAACGTTGAAGCAACGTGGACGCATTCTGGACCTGGGGGCGGTACCCAGCGACTCCACCATGACTATACTGTGATAACTCGTTATATCCGCTAGGATGCATACTAGACGCTAAAGGATGAACTCAGTATAGTTTTGATGGGGTCGAAATAGGATCGACAGGTGTGAAGATGAAGTGGAGTTTACCGGATGACCTCGTATCGGTCAATTAAACTAAATGCAAACGATAATTTTGCACCACAGGGTTACGCACTAGCTGCATAATTCCTCGGGCTTGAGGGACGCCTAGGAACAGAAGTTCCCTCACTTCTCATATAAAACAAAGGAATATTAAAATGAAGACTATGATTCTTGCAAGTGTACTCGTTCTCGGTACTTCGGCTGCTTATGCTGATGGGTTTGGTGTTAACGGCTATGGCGAATACGCTTTTGAAGCTGAAGGTTTTGAGTTCGGCGTAGGTGTTACCTATGAAGTAGACGCATTTACTCTTTATGCCGACACTGTTTTCACTAAGCCTAGCGATGATGAGTTCGATCTAGACGAAGTTGCTCTTGGTGTAGACTACGCTCTTAACGAAACTGTTGGGCTTTACACTGAAGTTGTTTTCGACGGAGAATTCGACTACACTGAAGCTTACGTTGGAATTAATTTCGAATTCTGATAAAAAAACTTCATTAAGGGGGTTGACTTCCCCCTTAATACACTATATACTACTACTAATGGTTCCGTAGCTCAGCTGGATAGAGCAAGGCACTTCTAATGCTTAGGTCGAGGGTTCGAATCCTTCCGGGACCACCATTATGGGAGTGGGTGTTGAAATACAAGAAGTTGATAACTTGTTTATACTGTAATACTGAAAAATATGTAAGAGAAAGATCTAGTGGTAAGTATTGCAGTTATCAGTGTTCAGCAGACCATAAAAGAGATTTGTTTATTAATTCTTGGTTGTCAGAAGAAACTAACGGATGTTATGATAAAAGTAAACATTTACATAAAAGAGTTAAAAAATGGTTTAAAGTTAATATTTTAAATTGTGAAATTTGTAAAATAGAAAGAATTTGGAACGGTAAAGAATTAGTTTTTGAAATTGATCATATTGACGGTGATAGAACTAATAATTATAGATCAAATCTTAGATACATATGCCCTAACTGTCACTCTCAAACAGAGACATTTAGAGCTAAAAATATAAGAAAGAATAGTCCTGTAGTTTAACGGTAAAACACCCGCCTTATAAGCGGCATAGACTCCAGATTAGAGTGTAATACGGGTTCGAATCCCGTCAGGACTACCACTCCTACCATTACCCGGAGCTTTATATGTCTGATAAAAACAGGTTTGTTACAGAGATTGAATCTCTCTGTAAAGAAAAGAATATTGAATATATTGATGCTGTTGTGATGTGGTGCGAAAAAAATAACCTTGAAGTTGAAACTGCTGCTTATTGGATTAAAAAAGACTCTACAATGAAATCTAAGATTCAAGCAGAAGCTGAAGAACTTAATATCATTAAACGTGGTGCAACTCTTCCGGTGTAATTATGACAGCATATGAGTGTTACAAAGAGTATTTGGCTCTAAAACAACACTTCACTAAAGACAATTACGATTATTTCAAATATAATGGTAAAGTCAGATCAAACCCAGCATCGTTTGATAAACGCAAAGATAAAATCTTCTTTCAGAAATTAGCAAAACATGAGGACGTTCATAACTTCCTAGTTGCTAACCTTGTTGATAACCCTAAAACTTGGATCAAAGAACTCGCTTATAGCGAAGACGCTGAGAAGAAATATAAAGATTGGTTAAAGCGACAACAGTCTTTAACTTATCTCTTTAAACGTGAGCTTAATCAGCTTGCTCCGACTTTCGACGCTAACTTAATTGTCTTTGACGATGATCCTCATCCTTATCTATTAAAGATGTATCTTGGTAATTATGTTAGCTTAGAAACTTTGTGTCTGTTACTCGATCTTACAGGCGCAAAGAAACACTGGGATTCCAAAATGGAATACGATATAGTTTATGAAGAAGTGAAGAGAAAGATCGAAAAGTATACTCCATTCATTAAGGCTGACAGGGTAAAGATAAAAAATATTGTGCTTGACTATTTTGCCTGAATAGAGTATACTAAATACTATTGCGAGCGAATACTGCTCAA